TTACTTATATTTGATTAAAGAAGTCAAATGCCTAACTTGAGCAGAGAGATCATCAAAGCGATCTTCCAGTTCCGCTTGTTTATGATAGTAAGAATCTTGGATATTCGGTATTTTTGCGCTAAAGTACCATTCCGCATACCATATCGTATTCAGTTCCTCTTCCATTAGATTAAAATTAGGGTAGTTCTGTTTATCCGCATTATCAGACATACAAACCACGAAACCATTCTCCCGAAGACGGTTTTTGAGACGCTTGACAAAAGCGCGTCCCTCATTGTCACTTACTACATATACATAACCATCACGGATATTCATCCACTCTGACCTCTCTAACTTATGTATAATCAAATAACCACCATCTAGAATCGAAGGCGCCATACTATGTCCTTTCACCCGGACACAAATAAAAGAATGCCCATGACTCACCATCGAACGGGGTAGAGAAATCATCTCCAACTCCTCTACATAATCCTTATTGCAATAACCTGCTCCCGCCGCCACCGAGATATCCACCATGGGAATACGCACGATATCGTCGTAAACGTTCTCCCCTTTCAGCATATCTCCTTCACCCGTAAGCAACCAAGCCGCCGAATATTGGGGGAAATTATCAACAATTGATTGAAGCCACTTCGACTGTATATCCGTGCCATTGTTAATAGCACGGGATAATACTCCCTTACTTGCTCCAATTTTCTTCTCAAACGAAGTGATTTTTATCCCCTCATTTAGAGCTATTTTCTCTATCCTTTGTAAAATCGTTTCCATAGAATTATAAAATTATCTCCCTTCATTCTTGTATAGTTGAAAATTATCAACTAATATTGCATTGTGTTAAGACTTAAAAATATCGCCCTAAAGGTAGATAATTTTCTTCATAACCACAAAATAGTATAAACCTAAAAATTTAAACTTATGTCTTACAGAAACAAAAACACATTATTACGAATGGTGGAGATACAAGATCTTGTATTGGAACGCAAACGTCACGGTATAACCCAACTACACGTTTATAAGACCGAAATCTACCCTCGCTTCTTTATCTCGTACGCAACTTTCAATCGCTATCTATCCTATCCAGCCAAGCAGGAGCTAAAGAAAGGACGCATAAAGAAAGCGGCGGAAGAGATTGAAAACTTTCAACGATAACAACAATCCTTATCACGTTTAGAACTTCATTTTGAGAGTACATTTTATGCCTGTTACTTTGCCTCCGTAATCAGTCACAAACATAAAAAACAATTTAAAACTATGAGTACACAAGAAAACAATCAGTATTCGCCTACCTCTGGAAATCAACATATCAGTATCCGGGGAATCAAGCTAATAAAGGATTTCGAAAGTCTGCGTTTAAAAGCTTATCGATGCCCCGCAGGAGTATGGACGATCGGCTACGGCCATACAGCAGGGGTCCGTCCGCATGATACGATAGATGAACTTGAGGCAGAGCGCCTCCTTGTTAACGACCTAATACCTATCGAGGAACTGGTAATCCGGGAATGCGACAGTATAAACCAGAATCAACTTGACGCCTTGGTATCCTTTGTCTTCAACGTCGGCATTTCCGCCTTTTTACGTTCCACTTTATTGCGCTGCGTCAAAGCGAATCCCGCCAACCCGAATATCCGGAATGAGTTCGCCCGCTGGAATAAGGCAAAAGGCGTGCTGCTTGCCGGACTCATCCGACGTCGTCGGGCCGAGGCTAACCTATATTTCGCATAAACTAAATCAAATGTCATGAACTGGGACACCCTACTGGCCATGCTGGGCACGGGAGGCCTGACAGCCCTCGTTAACTGGCTCATAAACTTTAAGGCAACACGCCGGAAGAGCCAGTTGGACAAGGATGACCTCTCACGCATCATGGCCAATCGAGATAATGAGACAATACTTAGATTATATGATGAAAACAGGAATATACTTGAAAAACTGGCCAGTCTTGAGAGTATTCTTTTTAAGCTGGAGACTTGCAGGTATTACTCTGCTTGCCCTGTCCGCAACAGGTTGCGGGAGTACCAAACGGGTAGGAATTACCGCCGCCACCGACAGCCTGTCGTGGAACGAAAAGGTATCCGTTACCCTCGCGACCATCCCGATGTCGATAGCCCAGGCATCGATTCCGATCGATAGCTTACGGAACTTACCCACCGGAGCCATATTTGAGCAGAAATCAGGACAAGCGTCCTTGAGACTTGCTTATGAAAAAGGAACGGTCATAGCCACAGCATCTTGCGACAGTTTACAAGAACTGGTATACGCTTATGAGCGTCAGTTAGACAGCCTTAGGCTACGTCATCAATCCACCCAAACAGAAATCCAAACAACAGCCCATCCTTTCCATGGCTTCTTTTATGGATTTCTATCTGGAATAGCATTGATCGCTTTATTTCTTTTATTCTTTAAATACAAACAATAATATGATTATATACAACAACACAGGAAAAATCTTATTGGACATTCCGGTAAATGATGATAGTTATCGCTACCGGGCCATTATGCAAGCGAAGAAGATCGAACTTCATTACTCGCTTCCGGGACACGTGGAAGTCCCAACGGGCTCTTATATAGAGTTCCAAGGTGAGCGATACACATTGTGGTACCCCGAGAATTTCGAGAAAAAAGGGACACGGATCTTCGATTATAAAGTCATTTTCGGTGGCAATGAGGAAATCTTGAAGAAATACAAATACAAGCTGTTGACCGAGAAGCCTTACAAGCTAAAGTTCCCGATGACGGCGAAACCGGCACTATTTCTCAAGCTTTTGGTAGAAAACCTAAACCTGTATGACTCCGGATGGACAGTAGGGAACTGCATCGAGGCGACAGAGAAGTTACTATCATTCAATCACGAGAACTGTTGGACCGTACTCGGGCGACTGGCGCAAGAGTTCAATACCGAGTTCGAGGTGGTCAATAAGACCATACACTTGGGAAAGCTGGAAAAGTTCAAGGATAATCCCGTAGCGCTTAGTTACGGAAAGGGGAATGGATTCGTACCCGGAGTAGGAAGGACAAACCTTGGCGACAACCTACCCGTAGAGATTCTGTACGTACAGGGGGGAGAGAAGAATATAGACTTCTCCTCCTATGGCAGCCAAACCTTGTTACTCCCGAAGTCACAGACTTTGGAATATGAGGGAAGAACCTACAAGACCGATCCGGACGGAATGTACGTGACCAGGGCAGACAAGACATTATCCTCACGGAACGAGGACAGCTTCGACGCCAACCATATTTATCCGAGCAGGGTAGGAATGATATCCAAGGTGGACACGCTACCGGGAAAGGACTCCGACGGGAAAGACCTTACATTCTACAATATATTTGACTCGGATATACCCGCGGAGCTCGATTTCGCCAACTACCAGATCAAAGGTCAGAACATGACGGTCATATTCCAATCCGGACGGCTCACCGGACGGGAGTTCGACGTAAAATACATCCATAAAGACCGTAAGTTCGAGATCGTTCCTAACGATCAAGATGGACACTCTTTGCCGAATAGCGACCTATACCCAAAGGCCGGAGACAAGTATGCCGTCTTCAACATATCACTCCCAGCCGCCTATATCTGTGATAACACCAGCAAGACAGGCGCAAGCTGGGACATGCTCAAGGAAGCGGTACGCTACCTGTATGAACACGAGGAGCAACAATTCACCTTCTCCGGGTCCCTGGACGGCATCTGGGCCAAGAAGAACTGGCTGGCTATCGGAGCCAAGCTCGTTCCCGGGGGATATGTCGATTTCTCCGACACCCAGTTTCAGCCGCAGGGCATATTGATCAGAATTACGGGAGTCCGGGATTACATCAATAAACCGCATAGTCCCGAGTTGGAATTGAGTAACACCCCTGTCTCTGGCTTTCTGCAAGATCAAATTGGCAAGTTGGAAGCAGAAGAGATCAAGAATGAGAAAAAGTATAAAGAAGCTCTAGCGCTTACTATGCGCCGATGGCGTGACATGGTAGAAACCGGTAAAATGTTGGAAAACGCAATAGAAGGATTCAGTGCTTCCATCAATCCTATCACAATATCAACGATGCAAGCTCGTATCGGGTCAGAGCAATTACAATACAGATATGTCAATAACAAAACTAATCCGATAGAGTATTTACCATATTTTGAAATCAATAATACCACTAAGGTATTTATTGCCCCTGTCGGTATCATTCAGCATATGACATTAGGGATCGATTCGATTTCCACATCCCATAATGCATCAGAATATATGTTTTGGGATATAGAAAGCTATACATCCCCCTATTTGGGTGATGATAAATCACCCTTCTATCTATATCTCAAATGTGCAAAAAACAGTTCAAAAGGAACATATCTTTTGACGAAAGAAGCTTATCCCCATATCGAGCCGGGAGATGGATATTATTATTTTCTAGTAGGAACCTTAGGCACTGAATTCGATGGAAAAAGAAGTTGGGAAACCATCTATGGATACACAGAGATTTTACCTGGACGAATGACAACCAAACTCATCAAATCTCCAGACGGCTCCATGTATATCGACTTGGTTGACCGTGTGATATGTGGAAACATGAAGTTCCTTGGAGGCACGACCGGATATGACAATATAAGGGATAAGCCGGATCTATCAGGAATCGTTCGAAGTGTCAATGACGCTTTATCAGAGGCGGAAGCCGCAAGTAACGCTGCTAATAACGCAAATGCGGCAGCTTGTACAGCCCAGACTACGGCGAATGGAAAAGCACGAGTATTTTATGAAACAAGTGTTAGTGGTCCTATATTCGGAGTGAAAGAAAACGATCTTTGGGTAAATGGAGTAGATATCAAGAGATGGAATGGAAGTTCTTGGGTTCTTGTCTCTTCCTATGATAATACAAGGACGAGGATCAATGGCGGGTAGCCGTAGGTCCTGAAGGAAATCCAACCGGTGGAATATGTGGCACTGGTACAATCCGTATATGGTCGGGAGGAGGATGCAATGATAAAGGTGTACCTACGAAACCAACTTTTCAAGTTGAATCGGATGGACGAATTTCTGGAAGTAACTCCATCATCTGCAGGAATAAAAACAATACTCCAGAATGTGGCTTCGCCAGTGATGGAACTTCTTTCGGTAATGTTTCAAACCTTGATATAGGATCTGTTCGTATATGGGCTGGTGCATCTTATGAGGGGAGGGATAATGCAAATTTCAGAGTAGGCTTGGGAGGGTTAGTATATTGTCAAGGTCTAATGTTCTCAAAGCAGCATTACATGTATAATGCAGCTTTGGCTATTCATAATAACGGGCAGATAACGCTAAGAGCTACCGATAATACTCGTAAGGCCATAATACAGACTACACCCAACTATTCCAACTCTGTAATGGAGCTGACAGATACATTTGATTCAGCTACAGCTATGAATGTACCTGCTATAGTGTCATTAAAATGTGGACGTTCTGCCTATACTAATTACCCAAGAACATGGATAGATTGCACGCATGCAGCGGGATGGGGATCTAAATTTACTGTTCAATCCAGATATTTCAATGATCAAAATGAAATGGAAAGAACTGTAATAAATGTGGGTTCAATGATGACACATGTCCAATTAGAAGCCCTAAGTCCTTCTCCCGAGTTATATCCGGTATATGTAGATAATAAATCAGGTTATTTATGTTTAAAATATTAATTGATTATGAAATTAACTTTAAAAGACAGAGTATTAATACTCAACAACGTGTTGCCAATGTATGACAACCGAATGAACATTGGTTTGAAAATCTCCATCTCGGAGAAAGTACAATTAACAGATGCAGAACAGAAGGAGGTCGTATCTACCCCTATAGGCAATGGGGAATATGAGATTTCATTCAAGACCGTAGAAGCGATGACTAGTATCAAGACCTTCGACTTCACAGATAAAGAGCTGACATATCTAAAACAGCGAGTGGATTATATAGACCGGAACGGCATGTTCTCGGCAGAGACAATCGATACCTATACGAAAATTATTGACGAGCCGTTGGTAGAGATTGATGATAATATCTCTGCGCCGCTAAACAACGAAGTTACATCTTATAAAGAGTCTAGCATATGAACGAACGATTAACAGAACAAAAAGCTCTTGAGACAGAGATCAAGACGGTCGATACACTATTGGATCAAGGAGTGCGGGTAGATTTACCCGCTCCCCGTATCCTCCGCTGGCTAGGGAAGCCCGTATTACGACTAATCTTACGCCGCCCTAACAGTGAGACACTTTATCGTATCTCTGGCTTATACTTACGTATGATGCGACAAGCCACTACGCTAGAACCGGGAACACTTGGAGAATCACATCAGTTGATCCATGAATGCATGTTACCCGCCAGCCAGATAGTAGCTTACGGTATAGCTCCTTATTTTCGGCCTTCAGGCATCGGAAACCGTCTTCTGGCCCGTTACCTTCGCAAGCATCTGGATACCCGTGCCATGGCAGAGTTATGGATGATGGTAGCGAGTCTCTCGGGGGCACATGATTTTTGCAACTTTATCAGATCCATGTCGGGGATGAGGATTACGACTCCACGAACGATCTGAGCCAAGATGAAAAGGGAGTTAAGGGATACGTAGAGACCCCACATAGCCCTTTTGGATTGATCTATCAGATCGCGAAAGACACGGGATGGAGCATCGAGTATATCATGCGCCTTCCTTATCCGACGCTGATCATGATGCTGTCCGACGCACCCCGTTATGTGAGCGGCCATAAAGACAAGCCCGTCCGCATAACCTCTAAAGAACAACTGTTCGGATTACTTTCACAAAAACAAACGAATTGACATATTTAATAAAAACACGACAACATGCCCTACAAAAACAAAAACATGTTATTACGCATGATCGAGATCCAGAACTTGGTATTAGAACAGAAACGTCACGGTATAACCCAACGGCATGTCTACGAGACGAAAGTAGACCCACATTACCATATCTCGTATTCTACCTTCAACCGTTACCTCTCCTACCCTGCTAAACAAGAATTAAAGAAACAGCAGCAAAAGGAAAACAATGAGTTCGCAAATATCAAGTAAGAAATAGGTTAATACTTTTCCAACAAATACAGGGAAGACCTAAAATAGCCCGACATCGTTACTAAAACAATGATGTCGGGTATTCAATTACAATACCTTTTTCCTTTGCTGCCGTAATCGATTACAAGAGATAAAAATTATTCACTAAAAAAAGAATTGTTACTATGGCAAATTACATTTTAGGTGTCAAGACCGTTAAATACGGTACACCAACGGTAGACGGTGGCATGGCCACACTGTTAGACAACCAAGTGGCTCCCTACAAGGAGCCAGTCACTTTCGAAAACGAGGAAGGAGAGGTCGTAAAACATTTCTCTGAGGGCGCACGATATCCGTTGGATAACGACAGCTTGAAAGAATGGATGGGAGGCGAGATCGTTAATGGCCAGTAG